CGGTTCTGGGTGCCGTGCCCGGCATGTGGGGTGGAGCAGATCCTGACCTGGCCGCAGGTACGTTGGGACAAGGGTGAAGACGGCAGCCACAAGCCGGACACCGCGCGGTATCATTGCGTGGAATGTGATGCAGCTTGGCGCGACGAGACCCGCTGGGCGTCAGTTTCAAAAGGGCACTGGGTAGCAGAGGAACCCTTCGCGGGTACGGCCGGGTTCCACCTCAACGAGATTTATTCACCATGGGTCCGGTTGGCGGCGATGGTCAAAACCTTCCTGTCAGCGCGCGCTGGTGGGGATGACATGATGAAGACCTTCATCAACACCTCGCTGGGCGAGACATGGATGGAAAGCGGTGAGGCACCCGACTGGCAGCGCTTGCAGGGGCAGAAGGAAGAGTGGACACCCGGCACTGTGCCCGCGGGTGGATTGTTCCTGACCGCCGGTGCGGATGTGCAGAAAGACCGGATCGAGGTTGATGTCTGGGCCTGGGGGCGCGGCCTGCAAAGCTGGCTTATTGATCATGTGGTGATCGAGGGTGGCCCTGGCGATCCGGCATGCTGGCAGAAACTCTCTGAGCTTCTGGGACGAACATGGGCCCATCCCAGCGGCCAGCACCTCGCAATCGCCAAGCTGGCCATAGACACCGGCTATGAGACCAGCGCTGTCTATGCCTGGGCACGGCAGGTCGGCTTTGGCCAGGTCGCACCGGTCAAGGGTCTTGAGGGGTTCAATCGCGCCAGCCCGGTGACAGGGCCGACCTTTGTCGACGCAACGATCGGCGGCAAGCGTCTGCGGCGCGGTGCGCGTTTGTGGTCTGTGGCAACCTCAACGTTCAAGGCCGAAACCTATCGCTTCCTGCGGCAGGACCGTCCGACGCCGGAGGAAATCACCGGCGGTGCTTCGTTCCCCGCGGGAACGGTGCATCTGCCCAGCTGGGCAGACAGCGAATGGCTCAAGCAGCTGACTGCGGAACAGCTGGTCACGGTCAAGAACAAGCGCGGATTTTCAAAACTCGAATGGCAAAAGCTGCGCGAGCGCAACGAGGCGTTGGATTGCCGGGTTTATGCGCGGGCTGCCGCGTGGATCGCAGGAGCCGACCGGTGGTCGGAAGCACGGTGGGCGGAGTTGGAGCGGCAGCTAGCGGTGGAAGCTGGCGGACCAGCAGGTGATGCAGTTGCGAAACCAACGCCGCGTCCGTCAGCGCGGCGGCGAACAATGCGATCAACTTATATGGGGTGATTAATGGCCACTATTGCTGACCTTCGCGCCCGCCGCGAGGCTTTATCTACCCAGCGATCCTCCGGAGTCGCCCGCGTCAGCTATGACGGCAAGACCGTTGATTACCGCAGCGTGGCGGAGATCGACCGGGCCATCGAGGCGCTGGATCGCGAAATCGCCACACTCGAGGGGCGGCGCATCGTCAGGCAGGTGCGCATCACCACATCCAAGGGGCTGTAATCCATGGGGCTGTTTGACAGGTTTCGCCGTCCCGCGCGAGGGGTCGGCCCGGCAGCCGTGCGTGCGCGTCTTGAGGGGGCGATGTCACAACGCCGGTTGCGAAGCTGGAACCCGCCACTGGAAAACATTAACTCGCTGGTGGCCTCAGGTGGACCGCGCCTTTTGGCGCGTGCAAGGGAACTGGTGGTGACCAATGGCTATGCGGGAAATGCCTGTGAGGCCTTTGCGTCAAATATTGTCGGCGACGGTATCAAGCCCTCGTCGCTGATTGAGGATGCAGGCCTTCGGGACCGTGTTCAGCGGCTGTGGCTTGCCTGGACGGACGAGGCCGATGCTGACGGGCTGACGGATTTTTATGGGTTGCAGGCCATGGTGGCGCGCGAGATGTTTGTCGCGGGCGAGTGCTTTGTGCGCTTACGGCCACGGCGGGCCGAGGATGGCTTGCTTGTCCCACTGCAGATGCAGCTTTTGCAATCGGAGATGCTGCCGTTTGAGAAGACGGACATGGCCGCAAATGGCAATCGCATCCGCTGCGGGATCGAGTTTGACCTGATCGGACGGCGGGTAGCCTATCACTTCCGCCGCAGCCATCCGGGTGACAGCACGGATCAGCGTGTCGCCGTGCCCGAAACGGTGCGCGTGGCGGCCGAGGATGTGCTGCACATCTACCGCCCCATCGATGCGGGCCAGATCCGGGGCCTGCCGCATGTGGCACCCGCAATGGTACGGCTGTTCTTGCTCGATCAGTATGATGACGCAGAACTTGACCGTAAGAAGACCGCAGCAATGTTCGCAGGCTTCATCACCAAGACAGCACCCGAAGACCCGATGATGGGCGAGAGTGAGGCGGACCTTGATGGCGCAGCGATGGCGAGCCTTGAGCCTGGCACGATGCAGGTCTTGCTGCCCGGTGAGGATGTGAAGTTCTCCAGCCCCGCTGATGTGGGTGGCGGCTATGAAGCGTTCCAGTATCGCACGTTGCTGGCTGTCTCGGCCTCATTGGGCTTGCCGTACCATCTGGTGACTGGTGATGTGCGCCAGGCGAACTATTCCAGCTTACGCGCGGAACTGGTGGAGTTTCGCCGCCGCGTACAGCAGCTGCAACACGGAGTAATCGCATATCAGCTCTGCCGGCCCGTCTGGGCGCGCTGGCTGGAAGCGGCGCAACTGGTAGGTCGATTGGATCTGCCTGATCCGGCGGCTGCGCGCATGGTGTTCCAGAACTACGCGCTTTATCCGCACATGACCGTGGGCGAGAATATCGGCTATGCGCTGAGAGTGGCAGGCGTGCCGAAGGCCGAAAGGTTGGCGCGTGTTGCGGCAACCGCGGCATCGGTCGGCCTGACCGAATATCTGGACCGTAAACCTGGGCAACTGTCGGGTGGCCAGCGCCAGAGGGTGGCTATGGCCCGCGCCATCATCCGAGTGCCGAAGGTGTTTTTGTTTTACGAGCCGCTATCTAATCTGGATGCCAAACTGCGGGTGCAGATGCGCCATGAGATTCGCCGCATCCACACGGCAGTTGGTGCCACAAGCGTATTCGTAACCCATGATCAGCACGAAGGCATGACACTTGCCGATCGCTTGGTGATCATGAACAAGGGCACGATCGAGCAGATCGGCACGCCCGAAGATATCTATGACAGACCTGCATCGGCCTATGTTGCGGGCTTTATCGGCAGCCCGTCGATGAACTTTTTGCCAGGGCGGGTCAGCTGTGATGGCACATCTGTGGCAATTGATGACGGGCAGGTCATTGCCTTGCCGCCCGGCTACCTCCGGGTCGTGGGGCAATTGGTGCAGGTGGGGCTGCGCCCTGAAAAGCTGACTTTCGCGCCAGCGGGCTGCGTCATGCTGAAAGCGCGGTTCGATTTTGCCGAAGAGCTGGGGGCAGGGCGGATCTATCACATGAAGATCGAGGACGTGTCGATCAGCCTGATTTCCCCGGAAAAGCACAGCTTTGATGAAGGGGCCGATATTGGTCTGAAGTTTGCCACAAATGCCGTTCATCTGTTCGATGGGGGGACCGGGTTGCGGATGGACGCCGCTGTGGCGCGTGCCCCTGAACTGGTGACGGTATGATGTGTCCTATGACCAGCGCGCGCGCAAAAAGCATATCCTGTCTGACGGGCGCCGGGTTCGATCAGGAATTTCCATCGTATGTGAGCCGCAAGTTTGATGCCAGCGGGGCCGTACTGCCGTTTCCGGGAAATACCTTTATCTGCCATGTGCCGCCGGGGTCTGTTGCGCATGGTGCCCTGACCGAGGCAAGCCGAGCCTTGCAGGCGGGTCCAGTGGCGGCGGCGTTCAGCTTTCTTCCGCCTTCCAGCTTTCATATGACAGTGTTCGAGGGTGTTTGCGATGCAGACAGAAACGGTGATGCAGACCGATGGCCATCCGGGATCAGACGGGATGCACCGCTGAGCGAGATCAATCAGACCTTCCAGAATGCCTGCGAGGCTGTGCCAATACAAAAACAGCAACAGGTGCGCCCGACAGGGATTTTCGGTGGGTTTTCCGTGTCCCTCAACGGCCATTCCCCCTTGGCAGAAGCCAGCTTGCGCCACACTCGACGCCTGCTGCGAGATGCGACGGGTATCTACCGGGCCGACTTCAATGCGTATAGTTTCCATATCACTCTGGCCTATCCCTTGCGGTGGCTGACCCCTGTGGAGGCAAACTCCGTGATGGATCTTTCAGGTCAGGTCTTTGACCAGCTTGTGATGCAGGTTTCGCATATCGCCCTCGGCCCTGTGGAGTTCTGCACCTTCAAGCACATGCAAGCCTTTGACCCACAATTTGTATTCAGCGGGCGTGCAGACATAAAATTTCATAACGTTAGCAAGAATTTGGCGTGGAACCGTAGCCTGCCTTGCAGATGAAGGGTGCAGGCTCGGCGTTCTCGCGGGTTCTTCAAGATTGGCGATATTGACCGCCATAAGATTATTTGTAACTCCCAAGCACCCCGCTGCATCGGCAACG